GAGCAACACCGACCGGATCTTCCGGATTAATGAAAACATTTTTACCTTTAGGACGATAAGACATTAGTTAATCCCCACCCATTCTCTTAAGTAGCTTCCATCAATGCGCAGAGGAACACGTTCACTGTCTTCAGAGGCTGCCAATGCAAAAGCCTCGTCATAAAGAGCTTTCAATGTTTGTATTCTGTCTGGCGCATATTTAACGGCAATCTTGAACGCGATTCCCGCCACCAAAGGTTCATAAAATCTTTGAGGAACCTCAGCTAGATTCAAGAAGGAACCAATATCTTCCAACATTCGAACTCTTGTAAAAAGAAGAGTCAAATTTTGAGGAGTTGCATTCAAAGGAGAAGCAACCGCATTATAATATTGATAAGGAACAGGCCACAAATGAATCAAAGGATTGATTTGACGATCAAACCAATAAGTAGTTGGAATCCCTGTTTGATCTTTTTGAGGATAAGCTAAATATTCAGATCTTGATATTTCACCTAAGATAATATCTTGAAGATTATTATTAAAATAAAGTTCTTGTATATCTAATGTTGATCCATCAGTCTCAACAATCCTAAAATATCTATATCCCGTTGTATTAAACAACTTAAACCAAATTATTTGCCCCTTAGGGAAAGCAGGAGAATTATTAGGAGGATAAGAATAAGGTACGGAAAGAGCTTGGGCAGAATTCCAATTTGTTCCATCATTTGAAGTTTCAAACTCTAACTTGTAATTGGCGTCTTCATTTGATTGTACACCAACTAAAGACAAACATATCTGAATAGGCGTCGGAGGAGTTGTTGGATTTTGACCATAATCATATTGAATAGCTCCATTAGGCAACGTTTGCATACAAGAAGTTGTAGGATCCCCATCAAATGCATTTTTAGCGATTCCATTAGGAGTTGTTGAAGGTGGAATATAGGAAGAAGCCGTCCCATTCAATTGACGCGTGCTAGTTCTTCTGCAAACATCTAAAACCTTACTAGTTGGGATAGGAAGCTCGTAAACAGCCTTATTTTGCACCATATTGATCATCTCAATATTAGTGCTCCATAGGTTTAATCCCTTATTGATCCATTCAGACAAAAGAAGATTCGCGCTTCTTTGAGCTGATTGAATCTGTTCGGCCGTAATTAAATCAGGAAGAATGCCAATTCTTTCAAATGCATCATCAATGAATTGCTGAACAATTGTATTTTCAAAATTATAAGAATTCGAAGCAGTTGGCATTATTTAATAATTTCCCAAACAAATAAGTCAATAAGTGACTACCCCTTGTGGAACCCCTTTAAAGTTTCAGCGAGATTTGCTCTCTTTCTCAAAAGAGGATTTTTAGAATTCTCTGCCTTCTCTAGCTTTCCCTCAGGGATTTTTTGGCCAGCTGGCACATGCAATTGCTTGTGAAGCGCTCCTGGGCTTTTAATCGCACCTTGAATCCACATTTTCTTTGCTCTACTCATTATTAAATTCCTTGCTGACAAAATATTGCTGTAAAGTTCGTTCCGGGTTGGCCTGCCTCAACAAAAATAGCTATATAATTCAAAAGGCTGGCATATCCAAATGCCGATATAGTTGTCCCAGACGCCATTGTTGAAACCGCATTCACAAGATAACTATTGGGCAATGTAGGTGGCTCACCATCAAGATAAGTAGGCGGATAAACCAAGGATGGATCAAATAAAGATCCAAAACAACCATATGCTATTGTTCCTCCTCCATTAACAACAACTTGAACTGCAGTTGAGGAAGAGGGATGATTAGTATATGTATTCCATACAAAGTAGTGAGTATGTCCCGTTACTCCCCACCCAGCACTAAAAGTCGGAGGAAGAGGAAAAGTTCCCCCTGTTGAAACAATAGAAATAGAGGTAACTACATCAAAATAAGCTGTAGTTTCGAATGAACCTCCAACTAAAGCAGTACTTGGAAAGACAACAGTTAATGGTTGCGTTTGATATAAGCCCGTTATAGTAAATTGGAATCCTGGAAAAGCTCCTGTGCTCGATGAAACCGTAACTGTCCTAGAAAATCCTGGAAATGGCTGAAGCCCATAAGGTCCATTTAAAGGAATGTTTCCAGGTGCAGTTACAGTTTGATTTACCATCAAAGCTTGAGGATTTTCTGCAGGCCAATTATATATAACGGGTCTCATATATTAAGCTCCCATGTTTCCGTAAGCGGCTCTTGGGTTAGAGACACCGAAGGAATACCGCTCAACTGCTTTCGCCATAAGGTTGTCTGTTGCAAAATCGGTATAGACATCAGTTTCGATTTTTTCACGAACATAATGCTTGAAACCGTCAGGTGCATCAGTGAACAAGAACCATGCGGTCGGACTCGTCAAAAATTGATTGGTTCTATACCCTTGAGGGACTGCAGACAGATTGTAGATCGCGCTTATATCGTTATCAGCTGTTTGAGTTCTGAAAGAAGATTCAAGCAAACGACAAGCAGTAAATTGAAGTTGTGGAGGCACAATCAATTTCTGAGGTTTCGTCATAACGATCAATCCAGCTTGATTTCGGAATTGTTGAGTCTGTGTAATCGCAGTCTCGAGTGAGGTTTCACTCAATTGAGCAGCTACAGATGTATTGCTCAAAACTCCAGTATCAATTGGGTGCAAAGTGCTGAAAACGGGCTGCCCGTCACCAATCGGGAATGCCCCATTGAATCCATTATTCAAAACAGCAGCTCCAAGAACTTCTTTGGTTTGAGCCATAGAATTTCGAAGTGCCTTTGCTTGAAGTGGAAACCTTGTTTTATAAAGGTTATCCAACAAAGCCTGTCTTGTGATAATGAAACCAAGAGCCAAGTACTTATGCACATAGTTTGTGATAATTCTTTGACCCATATCGTCCATAGCAGTTGCAGCGCCTTCAGCTCGAATTTGAGCAAGCCCCAACATCTTCATTTCGACTTCGATTTCAACAGCCTTATCGGATTCGTATACTTCATAAAATTCAGACCATTGTGCGGGGTACATTGGATAGTCCCCAAAAACGGCAGCGAGTCCAGGTCTTAATAGATTCGCTATTTCGCCAGTATTAATTGCCATTATTTATTACTCCTTAATAAGCGATTCTGGAAACTTGAACAAAAGTCACATAAGAACCAGTCACTGAATTGAATTCTTGAAATTGCCCAGTTCCACCATTATTAGTACAAATCACAATTCCTATTTTGGCCGCTGATAGAAGAGGAACTACTACAGCTCCCTGCATGTTGTCTCCTGTTCCTCCAGTAATGGAGAAATCCATTAAAGTAGAACCAACGTATGCATTTGTAGTTGGATTATAAACAACAGCATACATAAAGAATTGGGTAGGTCCTCCAGTCGTATTTTCAATCTGTGCAGTTGCATTAACTAAATAAGATCCTGAATAAGGAATATCTATTAGTCCCGCAATTACAGGATCCAAAACAATGCCAGATCCAACACTAGGAGCTTCAGGAAGAACAAGCTGAACAGGAATAAAACCAGAGGTGGGCCCAGCAACGGGAAACGCAGTATTGTTTACAGGAAAAGGAACCGCCGGTGTTAATGGCGGAGACCCCACTCCAGCTACGGTAAATGAACCAGTTAAAGGACCACTAAAATTACCTTGTCCTGGACTTGCATTCTTTAGAAGATGATTGTTTGCAAGTACCAGTACATTATTATAAGCACCAGGCCCAACCAATGTTCCATTAATAGCAGGTTCTGCTACCGCAAACATATTTCCAGGTTGTGGAGTTAAGGAAATAACCTTAAATACAGAAGCTGAAGAAGTTGTTGAGGTAGAATAATCTAAATAAAAACCTGATTTCTGTGAAAAAGCATCACCCGCAGGAGGATTTGTTGGGGGAGATGGATTTAAACCAGGAGAAACTCCGCTTCCGCCCACGCTAACATTATAGTTAAAAAACAAATCTGTAAGACGAACACCAGAAGTAAGTGCATTATAATTCGAAACCTGAATATTAAATAAAACCCAAGGATCATCACAAACACTTACAAAAGCTGGTCCACCATTAACGGTTACAGTTCCAGCTTTCCACATATCCGCTGTGACATAATTATTATTCACATCATAATACTTAACTCCTTGAAAAACACCCATAATTGGAAGCCACGAAGCCGCGATTGGAGGATTAACGCTTGTGTTGGGCGGACTATAAGCAAGTCCAACATTCCCATTTCCAACAAAAGTTAACGGATCTCCATTAAACAGAGAAGTTGCATATCCACTAGGAATAGGATAATCATTAGTTGCGCCATTCCATAAGGTCCCATCAATTCGTCTGACGGGTTGTAATCCTTGGGACGCATTCGTGCCATAAGACATAGAATATCTCCATAAAATAATAAAAAATTAATTGGCAAAGCCAACACAATGTTAATATTCGATATTTTATGGATATACCGCGAACCGGAGAGCTGAACTCCCCTCGCGATTTAAGACCGTCTCGCTCGACGTGTCATATTATGAGTATGACTCTCACTCAGATTAAAATCTGAGCCAGCGATTTAATGTCTCGCCCGACATTAGTTAATATTAAACAACATTAATCAAAAAAAGACAATAAAATTTATCAATAAAAAAATGAATGAATTCGCTTATGCGTGGGAAAACTTGGGAAAAATTAAACTTTCTAATAGGCACAAACACTGGTATATAAAAAAACCAACGCAATAGGCAAAAAGGAAAAAAAGCTATGACAATAAAGACAGAAAACGAAGTTTCAATGGATGCAGAGGCTCCCAACCAGGCTGTACTAAAGCAGAAGCGTGGATTTGCGGCGATGTCGCCTGAAAGAGTTAAGGAATTAGGGAAAAAAGGAGGAGCAAGTAGAGTCGCCCAATTAGGACGCGAAGGATATGTAGCCATAGGAAGAAAAGGAGGAGCCGCTAGAGCTGCTCAATTAGGACATGAAGGATATGTAGCCATAGGAAGAAAAGGAGGAGCCGCTAAAGCTGCTCAATTAGGACATGAAGGATATGTAGCGATGGGAAAAAAAAAGGAGGAGCCAGTAAAACTGCTCAATTGCGTAAAGAATAATTAACAAATCATAAAAGTAAAAGCTGCATCAGCCAAAACAGGTGGACTAACACTCATATTGTAGGTATAGACAGTTGCTTGAGGATAAATTGCCGATGTTGTAACAGGATTAAATGAGTAGATGGTTCCACCAACAGGAGCACATGATCCCACTATCACATCCGCTGTTCCTGTTAAGCTGGTATAATTAATTAAATACGTTCCTGTCGTCATAGCTGGTTTAACTATTCCACTCACATTAGAAGTTAGATAATTAGGAGCACCACTTGAACTAACATTCCCTGCCGCTATTAAAACTTGAGGAGAATCGATTGAATTAGCAGAAAAGATAACTTGTTGAGAACCATCGCCTACATTCAGATTGGTGTGGGCCGGAGTCGTTGTTATGGTGTGGCCAGACAACACAATATTGCCGATCGTAACAGGTGATACGAAAGGATTTATCAAGCCAATGGTTGGATTTCCGGAAATCCCCTGAGGATTTGTAATGGAAATATTACCCCCATTAATAAGAGTGACGGCCGAAAATGTCTTAGTTCCGCTATTGTATGCCACAAGCCCTGAAGTTGCTAACCCAGAAACTGCATCCAGATTCGGAGATAACATAAACGAAAATCCCCCACTAGAAGTAATAGAAGCAGGTGTAATGGTTAGTGATCCACTCGGATCTCCTGTCATAGTTAAACTAGTGATAGGACCAGAAGCTCCCAAAGCTATAGGTAATTTCCTCCAAGTTCCAGCAACCGTTGTATTATCACTAAGATAAATATAATACGCAGTTCCAGGAACAATTGTGAGCAGAGGAGCATTATCAGCTGTATTAAGTTGGAGACTATAAGCAGTTGCTAGATTATTAATAATAAAATTGGTGCCAACAGAAACAATTCCAGCAGGAGCAGCAGGAGGACTTGGGTTAGTTGCAACTGCCGGCAATGTAAGAGTCAATCCAGCTCCAGTTGGCGTTACATCCATAATACTAGCCACAACATTCGCCGTATCCTGAAATGAAGTTGGCCATTGCAACTGTAAATTTGCAGACAATGTTATGTTAGCATAAGAACTAAATGCTGGACTAACTTGATTCCCACCAAAAATATTTGTATAAGTAGACATTTTATTCTGTTACTTCCTCAAACTGCATTTGAAAATTTTTACCTTTTATAGGCACATCAATAATTACTATTTTATTTGTAATGCTCTTATCTTTTGATTCAAAATCTTCTTTGTTTTCTTTTTCTATGCTTTCCATTATTTACCATCCATATTTAAGAATACTTGCTGCTATTATGAATAACCTTCATAGGCATAGAAGGATCATCCATAAAGTGGTCTTGACCAGGTAGAGTATTCATCATCTGATTGGTTTGCTCTTGACGAGATTGTCTTTCGATTTGCCCATACTTCTTATCTCTTTGATGTAAAATCAACTCTCTGCGTCTAATATAAGCCGGCATATGCCCTCCTCCACTATAAGCGGAGGCTAAATCAGGTCTGTGTTGCGATGTAACAGGTTCCCAGCCTTTCATAGCAGCTTCGTCTAAAGAATAATGATCTGGATTCCCCATAAGGCTTTCACGAATATAACAGTAATCTTTATCAACTGGAATTGTACTTGGATCAATATCTAGAAGATTCTTTGAAGTCATAGTTAAGTGCGATTTAATAATTGCATCTCTTTCCTCAGCAGATCTTTCTTGAAACTTTCGTGTTTCCTGGAATCTATCTTTAATGTATTCTCTTTTATTGGCCATAAGTATTTCTATCCCCTCTCTTCTTCATGTCTTCTATTTTGTGCTTCAACCAGCTTTCTTCAGACAACCCCGCATTGCGGGCCATGAACTTTTCATCCTCCGTCAAAACATAACGTTCTTTAGGTTTTGAGTTAGAATATGACGAATTCCCCCTACTTACAGGAGAAACATTATTGTAATTTGATTTGTTATTAGAATTTGATCTATTACTATCAGAGTCTGAAAAATTACTTCTTATAAAATTATTTACCTCACTTATATAAGCTGGTGAAAAATATTCATGACCTCTACCTTGCCTATATAAATTTTCATCCAATTCCTTTGTAAATTGATACAAAGTATTAACCTTATTTGGATCATATTCTGGCCTAGCAGGATTCATCCAAGGATTTGCTTTAACTAAATATTCTGCTTCAACAGGAACATCTACTTCAGGAGTATACTGAGCAATAGGAGGTGCCGAATATTGATATTGCTTGGCAATTTCAGCTTCTTCAATGGCATTTAGATACTTCTGTTTTTCATAATCTCTTTCTGTCTGCTTATTTTTGATTGTCTCCAATCGAGCAACAGCTGTACTAAGATCAAAATCAGCCTGCACAGCTAAATCTGTGTCACCTTCCTCTAATGCGCGTCGTTTATTTTCTCTAGCTTGTTCAATAATATGATAGACATTTTGGTCTGCTTGAGCTAAAGCCGCATCAGACGAATCCGTTGCATATCTATGCAATTTATCCGCCTCAGACTTCCAATAATAAGCAGCATCTTGCCAATCTTGAGCTTCCTTAAGAATTCGATATTTTTCTTTCTGAAGTCTATGAGTTTTATGCTTATATTCTGCGTTTATTTCATTTGTGAAGTTATCTTCTGGGTTATCTACAATCTGAAAAGAAGTGTTTTCTAAATTATTTTCTGATTGATCTAAATTATTATCAGTTTCCATAAATTAATTCCTCTTTACATAGGTTGGATCTTCTAATCTAGGAAGAAGTAATTTATCGTCATCTATTATCATTATTTGAATATCTCTATAAGATTGCTGTGTACCCTCATTTCTATTAATAGATACGATGTCTCCAAGTTTTATCCAAGGACCTGAGCGGAATCGTGGATGTTCATAACAATCGGGCCCCATAGCAATTACTTTTCCTGAAATAGAATTAAATTTCTTAAATTCCATTATTGTATCTGGGATAAAAATCCCTCCTGCCGTTGTATTGGGTTCGATATATAGCTGAACTATAAATTTATATCCCGCAACCGGAGGCGGAAAAAAACCTAATTCTCTCACGATATTTCTTCTCATTATTCTATTAACATCCATTCCTAACATCAAATTTGGATTGTATGACTTTAAAATACTTTGAATTTTATCAACTTGATCCTTAGAAAACTTATAGTGCTCAATTAAATTACTTCTACTAAAATAAACAAGATCTTTGATCTGAGTAATTCCAAGATATAATAAATCAAACAAAAGATCTTCGTCTTCTATGAAATTATGAATATTATGCACCATAAGGAATGATGTGTCTTCTTGCTTGGAATGATCAATAATTTTCAATCCTTCTGGAGCTATCGCTTTATTACTCACCCAGTTCCTCTCTTTCTTCTTGTGGAATATGTTTTTTATTTAATTCAGGAGATTTTCCCATTTGGAACCTATCATAAAGATCATCAAGGATAATCGTAAAATGATCGTAAGCATTTAGCTTCCCACAATTAAAACGATAATCCTCATATGACCCACAGTTTCCCATTCTCAAATGCTTTATAACGTCTATTTTTCTTTCTTGAAGAGAAATTCGAATAGCTTCATAAAATTTATGTAACAAAAAAACCTCTATCTTCTTATATATAGATATTAATACATTTATACTTTATTAAAACCATTTTATCAAAGTTTAATATATTAAAACTTAATAAGTTTCACTCAAAGTTCTTGTTCCTCTTTTACCTAATTGCTTTCCAGTGGGAGTCATTTGCCCATGACGCATCTTTCCAACGCCTCCCATGGCATATCTGCCACGACGAGCTTCATGTTCACCATGAGAACGTTTGTCTCCATACCCTCTTTCCCCATGAGGAAAGGTTTCAAAGTTCAAAGCAGCACTCATTCCGCTTTCGTTACGAGTTCTGGTTGAATGATGACCATCATGGTGATGATGAGCTCTGCCGCCCCTTCTCATTGGGGTGCCCATTTCTGGGTGCTCTAAGCCCATCTTGGCTCTGATTTGACCAGCGCCCATATTAGCAAAAGGATTGGGCAGTCCCATTCCCTGGTGCTCTTCAACGGGGAATCCTTGTTGAGTTTGCTCTTGATGCATGGGTTCTTGAGGAAGATTTTCTTCAGGCATTCCCAGAGTCATATTGGAGAATGGATCTTCTTCCACCATGCCACCATCCGCGTAACACCGTCCCCTACGATGTCCCGAATGACCACCCTTTTTTAGATGACCACCCAGATCATAAGCTCTGCCATGTTCTTTATCGAATCCACCTTCTGAATAATGCCTGTGATGAGGGTGATGAGAATGCAAACTCCCACCTCTTTTAGCAGCACTTTCCCTTTCATCCGAGGGATAATCTTCTCTATTTCTGCCATAAGAAGAGCTTCCTCTATCTGATTCCGGATACGCATATCCCCCTTTTGACATTCTACCACCAACGGCCGCATTTGGAACTGAAATCCCATGCGCTAGAGCTTCACCGCCATGTGTATGACGCCTTCTGTGCGATCCCGAATGAGGCACCCTATACTCTCGTCCATCTCTTTCCATTTGCATTTCATGAGGAATATAAAGATTTGTTAGATGACCTCCTTGAATCTCATGTTCTGAAGGATAGCGTTCTCTATGCCCATGAGGATGTCTCTTCTTAGGCATGCCCTGATGCTCATGATGACGTTCACGAGAAGCTTCAAAATGCTCTACGTGGCCACCCCTTTTATATTCACGCATAGGAGTTCTAGAAGGTGCTGAGGCGCTCGATCTTGGCGACATACTAGTATTAGCGAATTCTCCTCCAAGCATCTTTTGTGCTTTGGCTCTCATATTATCGGTACCATGGTAACCGCTCATAAATTTGTATAAAGTAGCATCAGACATTATAGTCTCCTTGTTTGATAAGTAATTAATTAGTATTTATAAGTTTTAAATAATCTTCTCTTGGTATAATTTTTCTAAATTCAGAAATTTCAGATCTGAATTCACGATAAATATCATCCAAAGATCTTCCTTTTATTAATTCTCTTTTAATCTTGCAGCTAATAGCTACGTATCTTTCCAGCGCATCGTTGCAAGCCGTCTTTGGCTCTATGGTATACGTATGAAGCGGATACTCGCTTCTAATTTCAATATCCCCATCCATTGTAATATATTCACTCATTGCTTAAATCTCCGCTGGTGAATTTTGAAACATATTTTGTTTGTCAACTTCATGTGAGTGCTTAATCAGATCTAGTTCTATTTTCATATTTTGAATTGCTATGTCTGTTTCATTCTTTTCATCCGCTATTAACTTTTGAATATCAGTTTTATACTTATCCAACTCTAGCTTCATCTTTTCTTTCATCAAGTCTGTTTCAGCTTTGGTCTTTGCAATCTCTTGTTGCTGCTGAATGTCCGCCAACATGAGAGTTGATTGATCGATTTGAGGTTGTGGATTCTGTTGAGCCGCCATCTGCTCTAACTGTTGTTGCTGAAGTTGTTGTTGCTGTTGTGTTGCCATTGCAGCTCTTAAAGCCACTTCATTCTGGATATTTGGATCTTGCATCTGATCTAAAGGAGGCAACTGGATGCCCATATGCATTTGCATTTCAACATAATATTGCATCGCTTGATGTTCATGGATTAACGACTGAATAAGAGGATTCTGTCCTTGAGGATCAGCACCAGAGAGAACCGTAATGTGAGACGGATGGTCCTGCCAGATAGCTGCCTTTGACGCCTTTCCTTGCATTGCATTCATAACTTCATGAATCGGATCAACTGTTGGCGATTCTTGAGGAGGCGGTAAAATCTGTTCTATATTCTCCATCTTCATTGCTTCACATGCACGCAAATGAACTTGTCTCATGTCATAGAGTTGAGGAGCCTTTTCAGCTATTTGAATTAAAGAAGATGCCTTGATTAATCTATGAGAAGAAGTATTAATAGAAGGATCTGAAACAGGAATAATACGAATATTAGGAGTAAAATCTTGTCGTGTAACAGAATTAATCTGTCCTTTAATCGGAAACGATACAGGATTCTCTGGAAAGCTTTGTGCAAACAATTCATAAAGTAATCCAAATTCTCGACTTAATGAGATGTGAAGTGATCTTAAAATGGAAGATTGAACTAAATTTGCAACCTCTAATAAAGCTAACGTTGTTCCAACTGCTGCATTTTGTTTGTCTTCTGCGAGTTGAGTATCTGCAGTCAATGCTAGATTCTGTGTTTGTTGTATTAATTCTTTTCTGAGTTCATTTAAAACCTGAGACGGCTCTCCATAAGGCATTGGCATAATTGCTTGCTGAATCGGCAACCCACCTGTCTCAATATCCCAGAACTCACCTGGTCCTATGGGTTTGTCATTGAACTCAGTTCGAAGGCCCTTTACCTTTAAACCACCAGGAAAGTTCTTCAAGGTTCCAGCATCAATTAATTGTCTCAAAACACTCGTTAAAGCAACTGCATTGCTCCCAAGAAGATGCGATAATCCTAATCCATACAATCCAAATCCTGGTAAGTAATTATATTGTATGAAATAATTCTTTCTTTTAAATAAAGAGTCTCCTTCTTCCCAGTTTCTTCTAATTGATAATATTTTTCTTGTAGATTCACAAATTGATACTATATATGGAAGAGGCAATTGCTCTTCCTCCATTTTTTTACTTCTATCTTCTATAACAAGATCTGTATGAACTTCAAATATCTTGAAAATAGATTGTTTTTCATAACTTCCTGTTTGAATACCTTCTAATTTCTTGATTGTTTTAGTCGTTTGAAGATTTTCGTCTTCATCTTCGTCATTAAGACCTTCCAGAGACATCTCTCTATAAAAACCCGTCATTTGACGCATCTTAATATCTTTCTTCGTCAACGACAGAACATGAGTTAAACGACTAGAGCTTAAAATGCTAACACAACTATTATTTACAATGAAATCTTGAGGATCAATAAATCTAGCAACTGGTTTTTGAGTAATGGGATCAACGTATACTTTTCTAAATGCACATCCAACTATACCCAAATAAATCAATAGTCTCTCAGAGTCTGAATAATATTCTTTGTCTTCTTCAGTTAGATAATAATTCATCCAACTCTTAATACGATCCGATTGTTGTTCCAACTCTGGATTTGGATATCCTAATAATTCACATTCGACAGGTCCTTTTTGCGGAAATAATTCTGCGCGCGCAGTTGCATAAAAACGAATAAGAGAGGTAGAAAGAGTCGTATCAACAGCACGACAAGCAGAAATAAACGGAACATCTTTGAATTCTTCTAATTTAAATCCTAAATATTTAATACCCTTAAGATAAGCCTGTTCCCATTCAACTCTAGATTCTTTGTCCTGGACTATATCCTCTAGTAGTTGCGATCCTATTCGCTCTAGTTCAGAAGGATTAAGTGTTTCAGCTAGATTCTCTCCAAAATTCACCTTTCCAAAATTTGGATAAAGTACATTCTCATCCTGATCATCGCCCATTTCATAGACACTAGAGCCATCCGGAAGATCTTCTATCTTTACAAAAGGAGTAGAATTTAATGTGTCCACGAATAAGCATCACTTTTTGAGAAACAACTCATCCTACTTTACAACTAATAAATCATCTTTTGAACATATTATTTTTTGATAAAATATGATTACATCAAAATTCGTCAGTAATATTAATAAAACCTCAAAAAAAAGAAAGAAGTGGAATGCTAACAAAAGACATAGAATACGACTTGAATGCAAAAAAATTCAGTTCCCACATGCAAATGTATAACGAAATAAATTGTGAATCTTGGATTATAAATATTCCTTATTTATCTATATATACTAGAATGGAATTAATAGAAATAGGCATAAGAACTATGAGAGATCTTGTTTCTTGGACACGTGAAGAATTTGAACAGATAAAAATACACAGAAAATATCCAGATTCCAGTGGCTTAGTTACACCAATAAACCAACAAACAATATCTGAGATCGAAAAAATGTTTTTAATAACAAAATTTAAATTCGGCATTCCATTAGAGGATTTTTTGAAAATGCAACGCGAGGAAAAAATGAATGAAGATCTTAGGGATTGATCCAGCTCTAACTATAAGTGGTTGGGGGCTCATTGAGAATGCCCCCAAACCTCTTTATATTGCTCATGGATTGATAAAGACCAATCCAAGAGAAACCATTGAAAAAAGACTTAAACATATTTACTTAGAAACCATGAAAGTTATAGAAGAATTTAAGCCTTCTCAAATGGCGATAGAGAAAACGTTTATAAACGTAAGTGGATCATCAAGTTTATTGCTCGCAATTTCTCGAGGTCCTTTTTTGCTGGCTGCCGCCATGAATGACATTCCTATAACCGAATACACATCTACTCATGTAAAAAAGACTATAACAGGGTATGGACACGCAGAGAAACATCAGGTCTACACTCTAATGAAATTTTTAATCAAGGAGTGCCCCGAAGACCTGACAACCGACGCATCAGATGCTTTAGCAATTGCTCTAACGCATGCTCATATTTATAAAGAAAACAAATGATACAGTTTTATAGTCGGAACAATATAATCCTTACCGAGAAGTATAGAACAGAAATCAATAATACACGGTAAGGATTATAATAGAGTATTCTTGGAACATTATTAAAAAACAAGAATACCCTTAACTTAATTGAGCTTTGGACAATTAAGTATTCTCGAATCCTAAAACAAATCAACTATTGAGTCAATAGAAAAACAGTCCCCCTTGTGTAGTAAATATATTTAGGAGATATTAAGAGGGGCTGTTTTGTAAACTCTTGATGTGTCAAGATCTTTAGTCTTAATCACATCAAAAGCATTTTGTACTAGATTAACGGTAAAAGTAAAGTACTCCTAATTTTGTCTCAACAAACACCAAAAATCAACCAATATATTCCTTAAGTCTTACTCTTCTTGCTCTCTCACAATCTCATAATGCCCACGAGCCACATTCCTTAACTTCCCTTCATGAAGAAGAGACAATATAGCATTCCGAACTTGCTTCTTGTCTTTATCAATCGTTTTGTTTAATCTCCGCATTACATAAGCTGGCTGTGCTGTCTTATTGTGATTTTGAAAGAAATTTAAAACTTCTTGCTTTGCTGAATCAAAGTCTAAAAAAACATTTTGTTTAGTGGAAATTTTTATTAAAGAATTAGATCGACTCAATATTACATCAATTTTATCTTTCAAATCTTGAATATTAAATTCAAAAACATCAACTATCCTTGATATTTTATCTTCTATACTACTTAATCTAATATTAATATCTTTTTGCGATTTATATATATTACTTATGTCATCTGAATCATCAGAACCTAATTTCTGAACACACCCATTTGGTTTATCTAACTCATTCAAAAGTTCCAACAAAGCACGCATTGACTCTATTTTTGTCTCTAATTCCATTTCATTTTGCTCCCGGTAGTTAAATTGTTTAGTCTACTATTCCATAATCTAGTATTAGATTACTTCGCTCTATCAAGTGCTGTGTAAATATCCGTCAATCTATTGCACATTCCATCAAATGTTTTTCCATGAGAATCCATATGCGCATTAAAAGAAGATAAGTTCTCATTAACTGCATTCAAAATGAAAGCCATTTGTCCTAGCATCTTGCTGATATGATAAGTAGGTACATCAATCGTGTAGAGAAAATTCTGTCCATTTAGATTGTCTTGCACCGTAAAAGTCTCATGTACAGGAATAGTGGGGGGTTCAGCAGCCTGTTCTTCTTGTGTTTCAGAATCTGATGCAGATTGTTCTAAAATCTCCTCAACATCAGTAATAGATGCCTCTCCTGTGCTAATGGGTGCGGCTTGCTCTTGAATAATTCCATTGTCTTCCATTTCTTTTTCCCTTTCTTTTATTTTAATAATTAATTCATCTATATTATTTTCTAAATACTCATTTACACAATACGTTATGTGTTCTTTATCTTCCATCCATTTAATTCTCCTTTAATAAATCGGTTTCTTAATTCTAATGCTTGTATCAGACCTGTCATCGTCACTTGGATGCATAATCCAACCAGACCGATTCAGTCTAATCAAAGCTTGCGTCATGGTGTCCACAAGGTCGCGATCAGTTATGCTAAGAGGGTTAAACTTAACGCACTCTTCTACCAAAGTTTCAGCAAATTTCCGTGGTTCCTTATAAAAAGGAGGCTTCCCCGGAACGTACACACGGCCTGCTTCTAACAGAGGCGTTATCATATGAACCCTTTTAGATTTGTCCCCATATTTTCCTGGATTAAATCCTATGACCGGAATTCCCGCTCTGGTTAATTCTTGTATTAAAGGTCCTCCCGTCATCTTCTCTTCTATTAACACATAGTCCGGTCTAAAGTTCGTGCTAGGAGTCAAAGTAATTTCCCCGTCATCTCTATAATCTCTATAAAGACGTTGTGCCATTACCCTTAGTTCTGGAAAACCTACGCGCCCTCTCCATAAACTTAACAAAATTAATCCGCGTGTGTCACCAGATATTTTGAATATTCCCCACGTAGTGCATGCAGAATAGCAATTAGATTCCTTTTCCCCATAAGCTGTATCCCAACTCTGCACCACATATTCAATGTCCGGAGGAGTTAATTTATCCCACAAGATAAACCAATGCCTCTTAATAATACCTCCGGCCATTGGGCTAGGTCGTTGCTGATATTGACCGGCATATCCATACTCCCCCAAATGAGACTTAAAACTCGCAATCTGTCTTGGGCCGATACGATCTTCGCAAAGCAATTGTCCCTCTTCAGTTCTTGGATCTTCCCACACTTCCCCATTAGGGAATGTGATCGTGCATTTGTTAGATGGATCAAACTCCATTGGCAAGATAAGCTTTAACCATGAATCTGCATTGTCAGAATTCAGAATCAATCCAGAAATATCTCTCTCGCCCACTCTTTGTTGAACCACAATACGAATGTCTTTCTTTGGATCCTTAGACCTGCTCGGCCATACCTGGTTCCACCAATTAGCAGCACCTTGTATTTTTACTTCTGAATAAGCATCATTCACATCATTCGGATCATCTGCAATCTTAATTGCAGCCCGTCGCCCAGTTGTAGCACCAGTAACAGAGGTTGCAATCCTATACCCAAAACAACTGTTGTAGAAGAATCCCTTAGCACTTTGATCTGAAGCCAGCTTAACTCTATCACCCCACCTTGATTGAAACCATTCAGACTCCAATAATCGTCTACACTTCAAAGATTGTTCCAAAGACACAGCAGCGGCATAAGATGCACACATGAACGTTTCTTCAACATCATGAATCCAACACCACACAGGGAACATAATGCTTATCAAGGTTGTCTTGCTAGTGCCTGGCGGGACATTGAACAAGCCGTCTTTAAACTCACGTCTAAAGAGAGATTCAAGGCATTTGCAGATAATCTCCATGTGCCAGCCACCAACAAAAGGGATATTCCCCTCAACAGACGGCCATGCTTGTTTAGTGAACTCGTACAGGGATTCTTCAGCAGCAAGCCTTGCTTCAAGGGCCTCTGCTACGATTGCTATTTCTGCTTCTGTGTATTCTCTTTCCACAAATTCCTTAAGACTAAGAACATTTGTTTAATATTTAATACACACTTACTTATTTTTCAATTAATAACGATATCCATATCATTCATTGATCGATAAACTTTTTCTGTTATCTTGTCGCTTCTTCTCTATTTCTTTTAAACGTAATTCATCAACAGGAAATATTCCATATTTTTGAGCATCTTCTTCATCTCTGGCCGGCAAGGACTCAACCCATCCCTGATAAGTAATACCGCCACGACCAAAAGACTTAGCTCTTATCCATTTACTTCCATTCCATTCACATACATAACCTTTGTCACGAATGAAAGCTTGTTCTCCTTCAGTGTTCGGCAAATTTTTAATCTGCTCTAGAGATACCACAGGAACATTTGCGTCTCTCGCCAGAAGTTCCTCCGCACACATGCCTCTTGAACTTTCTTCCAATTGATGTTTCCTTGCTAAGTTATACAGAAATTTTTTCGTCACATATCAAGCCTTTCCTCTCTCGTCCTCACAACACCAAAATTTCCCACGTATAGGTACAGGATAATTCTGTTGAATTCTTTTAAATATCTTAGAATACAATTCTTCATTCTGCATATTTATAAAATAAGACTCCCAGTAAATATCGCCGTAGTCTTGTTCATGTGTGTTGCCGTCTTTTGTGAACCCTAATCCCGCAAAATAATAATCACACACAACCATTTCAGCTATCTGTTTAAAACATTTGCTTAAGCAATCTATTCTATTTCTTAGATAATCAAATCCCATGTTATGAAAGTCGTTAGTCTCTTGAAGCGTAATTGCCAACATATTATCCGAACCAGGCGAAGTAGCTGTAAGTACATAATCAAGATAGGGTTCAAATTTCATATCAAAATCTATGTCAGCAAAAACTCCCTCAAATTGGCCGCTAATTCTTCCGTCATAAGGACCAGTAGGGAACCATTGAATATTTCTATTCTTTAAAACTTCTTCGAACTCTTCCTTAGTTTTCAATTCTTTACTCATTACATCCTCTTATCTGTTAGGGACAACATCCTCTTATCTGGTAGGGACAATGAGATTTGAACTCATGACTTCCTCTCCTAAAAATCTTGATAAGTGCTACTACCATCGCCAATCAATATCTCAATTCTTATTCCGAGTTGCTTTACCGCTAAGCTATGTCCTTATATATCTGGTTGGGACGACAGGAATCGAACCTATATTCACTGGTCCAAAGCCAGGTGTCCTACCTTTAGACGACACCCCATTATTTGTTTCTACTCAAAGAATCCACATAATAATCAAATCTTTTCTTCGACAGACTCAGCTTTTTTAAAGCTTTTCTTCCCTTATGTTGTTTAAATACAGGAGACAGAATATATTGTTTATAATCCGTTGAAAAAGGATCCTCACTAAATCTGATCCTTTCATCAATAAACTTACTATCCTTCATCTATTAACTCCATAATATCAATCAAGTTGTAATCAAAGCATACTTCAATGCGTTGTTGAAAAATATGCTTCATGAATCTGATTAACCTGCTCTTCAATTTCAGGAAGATTTTTTAAAAACCATTCTTGAAACTCTTTGGGAGAATCTTCAAAAGAGATGGTCTTTATATCATCGGAACATTCTTCAAGTACAACCGTGACACCATTTTTGATTATCTTTTGCATAAAAACACTCCATTACTCTAAAATTGTCTCTGCCAATAAAAATCTTCCCAAAGGCGTAATATCCCTATGCAGCTCCTTCAGAATATCATCTAACATCTTTGCATCTGCTTTTTTACCCCAATTCTTCTTTCTTGCCTGTCTCTTTAAACGTCGAGGATCCAGTAACTTTTTCGTCTTATCTTCTATCATTCCAATCAAAAACCTTGAATATACATTCACCTACTTTAAAAACCCACTTATCCAACTTTTTATCATACTGACTCTCGATAAAATGATTGGGATTCTCTTTATTAATCACATCTAACAGAAACTCTTGAAATTAATCCTCTTTTTGAGAATACGCGTTCGTAGAGTACGTAACAATAAAATCTTCTAACTCATTTCGTTCGTCTTTAGTGAAGTTTTTATAATACGGATGAACAGATAATTCTACCCATTCTTGTTTATCAGGATCCCAAGAGACAGCCGGCCTTACATATGATGAAGGATCTGCTAGCTGTTCTCGCAATGACTTAGATTTTGTTATTTGAGTCATTTTCTTGTTCCATTCTTTTATATTCTGCCTGAAACTCCTCTGGTGTCAACCCAGGAGACATCTCTACTAATCTTTCCTGTTGCTCCTTTGTGATTCCACCTTTTTCAATCCCGAGCCAAAAAAGTAGCTTCTCTTCATCTTCAGGCTCCGGATCAATAGTCTTCCACAAAGGACTTCTTTCTATAAAAGGCATGTCAAACATATCATCTGTCACTCTTCTCTCTCCCATTCTCCATTACGATATTCACAAATAGTCATTTTATCTAAGATCAATGCCTTTGTTCCTTCAGGAAGCTTCACATGCTCTGGAACCATAACGCACCCAATGTTGTGAGTGTTGGCCATGTCTTCACCCTCTTCTCCTAATGCAATGCATAAGAGCTTCCGTGCTTTCGCTTCCAGAACAATCGGAATCGAACACTGAGGCGCTCTAACTAGTTCTTTATCCAACAAGCAGCTCCCCATTCTGATCTATGGGTAATCCTTCGATCCTTTTACTCTGTACATATTGCGTCATAATCGCTCTCAGCTCTGTAGTTGACATATTATCTGCATCGTCCAGAGTCTCGATCTGCCTTGGTGCTTCTGCTTCTATAGTAATGTGTGTAGGCTTAGCCATAGCGAACTCAACAATCATTGCCAGCATCCTCTGGTTACCTTTATGGGCTTGTTCGAAGATTTGATCCATAAGCTTTGGCCAATCTTCCTTACATCTCTGTAAGAACATTTTGGTAAGTTCTATTCTTCCAGAATCGTTACTTCCAGGAGGTCTTCCCTTACCTTTTGAGAGGGTATGTCCCTTCTGAAACAGGTGGGGTCCGTGATGTCTGGAATATTTTTCTTTTTTTAATTCATTTTGCATTGGATTTCCAATCAATTTAATTTGAGTTTTAAAAAGGAACTCTATCGTCTTCTAGAAACATTGAATACATAGAAATTTCATCTGTATTCTGTGTTTGTTGATTATTTTGATTTACCTGTTCCCCTTTTTCTTTTAAATATATTTTATGTTTATTTTTTTTCAGCACTACGATGTCTACTGATTTCTTATTTACGCCATCTTTGTCGTGCCATTTATTAGTAACCAATTGTCCTTCCAGATACACGAGAGATCCTTTTCGCACATGTTCTTTTACATATTGTACACATTCCAATTCAAAAATTGTAACATTGTGCCATTCAGTTTTAGATCGATCCTCTTGGGAGGCTCTATCTTTCCATTTTTCGGTAGTAGCTACACTTAATTTAACCAATTCGAGCCCATTTTTACAGGGGATGAATTTAGGATCAAGTCCAACAAACCCTTCTATCATTACTAAATTCACTTAATCTCCTTTATATATCGTTATCTATTAAAGGATTTAGCATCATGCAACCTTTTGATCAAGTAGAAAAGTGCATTAACATTAAACTTTTCTCTAGATTACTAACAATTCATTATGCAGATGTAGATAACATGCATTAATAGGAGAACGACACAATGACACCAAGAGATAAATACAGGTTAGCAGAACGATATTTAGACATAGGTAGTGAGGATAGAATCTCAGAAATCACCGAGATGGGAATGGTTTTACTTTTAGAGGCTGCACAAGAAGAGTACGTAGGAGCTATGAACTTATTAGCTCAACGTTATTTACAGCCGATGAACTTAATGGTCGGCCCCAGTGATCCTGTTGATGCGGAAAAAGGCTTTGAATGGACTCTCAAGGCCGCGAAGGCGGGATGTCGTTGGTGTCGGAGACAATCTATAACGGTTACTAAGCTAGTAGGCCGAATGGAGTTATCATGAAACCGGACGCGGTTTTGATTTTTATTTGAAAGCAGCGCGATCGGTTTTGGCTTAAGGCATTCTGCGGGTTTGCGGGAAAAACCGATTAAATTTTTCACAAACCGGATGCGATTGCTGCTAAACCGGATTCAGTTTGAATTTTTGTTTGTGGAAAGTACAATCGGTTTGCCTGATGGAAACCCCGCAGAGCCGGCAGTGTGAGAAAATTAATATATCTATATAGCCAGGGGATAGGAACAGAGCAAGATTCAAATCAAGCAAAACATTGGGCAAGGAGATTACTAGAAGATGTTAACGAATAGAAAATATACGGGCAGAGAGCTTCGAGACACCCCATTAGAATTCAAGATTAATGAACTTGAGGAAAGCAGATTAGATAGATTTCTGGCTAATTATTTAAGCCATTATGAAGAGGACGCATGGGATTTTTTGAATGTAGAAGGCACTTCAGAAGATGACGAGGACGGTCCAAGTTATGAAGAGTGGAGTTTATACCATGAAGATAGATAAAACAAAATTTATTAGACAAACAACATTAGGAGAAGATTATGTATGACCCAAAATTAGAACCATTATTTCTAACAGAGAAATTGAGTAACATCGCTCGTTTAGTAGACAAATCCACCAACTCATTAGAAAAGCTGGTTACTTTATTAAATGATGTTATTAAAGACGATGAATACAAAAAATTAAAAAATGTAAACAAGAATAAACAATAGGAATAACCAAAATGAAAGATGCAGAAATTATTAAAAAAGACCTTTCAAATATCATTAAGAGAATGGAAGTGTATTATTCACCAAAAGAGCAAGATAGATTAAAGCCTATATTTTCATCCATAATAGCTATAGAGAAAACATTAGAAGAGATAGAAGAAAGCAAACGCAATGAAATAGAACGCAATGAAATAGAACGCAATGAAATAGAACAAAAACAAAAAAGACCCGTAGAATACGTAATTCTGATAAAGGAACTACATGACAAAATAGAATTTCGTAACTGCAGTATTAAATTCCGGGGAGATGATTGTACAAAATATCTCGATAGTTTTTCAGCAACCCCTAGTGAATTAAAGACTATTCTAACTAATATTTTAAATAGCTTAGATGATGATTATGACGAGTGGTTTGCGGAGGATGTCTCATGTTAACAACAGAACAACTCATCAGACGGAAGAATGGATTAGGAGGTTCGGACATTGCAGCGATCCTAGGATTAGATCCTTATAGGACAGCTTATGATATTTATCTTGATAAAACGTCGCCTGTTTTAGTTGGCCAAGAGGAGGAAGCAGACGCAAGCCCTGAGGAAGAATTAGGCCCTAAATACTGGGGCAATGCCCTTGAGGATGCGATTGCGGAAGGATATGAAAAGAGAACCGGTTTTATGACTACTAAGAGTGATACGATTTATCACCCTTTGTATCCGTACTTATTTGCGCATCCAGACCGATTAATTAAAGGAACCGATAAAGGCCTTGAGATTAAAAACGTTGGGTATAGACAAGCTCATTTATGGGGAGATGAATCTAGATTAATTATTCCAGAGCAATATCTGATTCAAATTGTCCATTACATATTGGTGACAGGTTTTGATAGTTGGGATATTGCAGCTTTAATAGGGGGTAATAAACTTCTTATTAAAACTTTTCATAATGATGAGAAAATAAGTTCAATTCGAGATAAGATAGAAGAAGAATCCACTAGATTTTGGAGACAGCATGTCGAGAAAAAAATCCCCCCCACTTTTATACCTAACGCCCATAGCAAAAATTCTCTCCTTAAGTATTATTCCACAATCGAGGAAAAAGAAATTTTCTTATCAAAAGATGTACTTAAACATAAAGAAAACTATCTTAAACATACTAAGCTAGTAACACAGAACAAAGCGTTAGCAGATTCAGCTAAAGCTCATATTCTAAAAGAGATGGAGAATGCTTCTAAGGCGGTATTTCCCGATGGAAGTATCTGCATGAGAAAAAGCATTCATGTAAATTCTTACACAGTTCCTGAGAGGGACAATATTAGACTAACCTTTAATAACAAGAGTATCTTCTAATGAAAAATCACAACTTTATATTAATATTAGGTATTATCATTATTGGACTAAGTTGTATCATTGCTATTGATCTCCTTACAAATGAGTATTTAAATGAATTTGGATTATTATGGCGATCTTTAATTAATTTTATAGCAGGGGGATACGTAGGATCTTTGGGTTATCGTTATTATAGGAAGAACAAATATGAATAAGATTATAATATTTACAGCACAGGAGAATTTAAAATGAAAGAATTTACAGAAAACGGTGTAATTGGCCAAGAGGGAATCACAGATGCAACGCATACGGCTTCTAACTATCCAATGCACAACCTAGTACACAGAACAGATCCGCCAGAGAGAACTGTTGGTGCAGCTCAAAGAATGAATGTTAATCCACATGATTTTAGGGATATAGAGAATGATTTTAAAATAGCTACATTCTTTTCTGAGATGTCCGAGATTTGTCCAAAAGAGATCTTTAAAAGGCCTTATGAGGTTTTGGGAAGAATGCTTTACGGTCGAAGTGTTGGGCTAAACCCTATGGAATCTCTAAAGAGTATTTATTTTGTAAATGGGAAACCTTGTGTGTATGGAGATAGTTTGCTTGCTATTTGTAGGATCAATAGAGAATTCCAGCAAATAGCAGAGACCATTGAACAGAGAATCTTTATAAAGCACAAAGGAGCATTCATTGATAAGCTTACCGCATACGGAATCTTACATGAAGTATTAGTTGCTCATGATCTTTTAGATGTACTTGACAATGTAATAGATAAATTTGATGTAAAAGAAATTATTCAAGAGGCATTAAAACGTAAAAGAGATGTTGTTTTCCCTCAATTCGAGTACATCTCAATGCCTGTGGCTATTTGTATAGTCTACAGAAAAGGCGAAGATCCGCATACGCGGGAGTTCTCTCAATTAGATGCCATAACAGCTAGATTGTGGGGGAAACCGGGCCCCTGGAGTTCATACCCCAAGAGAATGTTGCAGATGCGAGCCCGTAGTTGGGCACTCCGTGACAAGTTCTCGGATAACCTGTCAGGGATCATGGCGTGGGAAGAAGCAATCGACTGTACGCCCATTAGAGCGGATGTAATCGCTGATTCTGCAGCCACAACACCTGAGATAGTTTTAAATAAACTAACTAATCGCCAAGAAGATGACGAAACAGAGAGCACAAATTACGACGCTGATGAAGAGGGTCCAGCAGATAATGGAGTTACACCGGAGACTTATTTCAAGGTGATTGCATTAATCAAGGAGAAAGGAATCTCAAACTTCACGCAACAAGAGTGGTTGAAGAGGCTAAACGCGGATTCTTTGAAGTATATCTCGGAAGCTGCTGCTAATAAGATATTGGAACACTATGACAAATAGATATAATGAAGAATTTAAGACAAAAACCAGATACATTGTATTTAATGTTTTATATTATTCAATATTTGCACCAATATACTATATAGGATATTTTGTTCTTAACATACTAATTCCCATACTAATATATATATTTGTTGGTATTCTAATATTAGAAGCAGCTTGTAAATCAGAACTACTTCCAAAGATAGCAGATTCCACAGGAATTAAATGGAGAAAGGAAAAATAATGAAGAACATAAAAGAAGATCCTAAAGATGAGAATTAAAGATACTAACAAAGAAACAATCACGACAATCAGTAAGTCTCCTTTAGAGTTTATAGAAAAAATGAGAAGTATAGAAACAGAAGGTTCAGAAAAGAAGAATACTGACTACGTGAAAACTTCTGAATTTATGAAAATATTCGATGCTTTATTCGAGGAGATATTATCAGAAGAAGACAAGTCAATGTCTAAATCATCTGGAGTATCTTACTATACTTGGATTAAGGGTATTATAGAGGAGAGGTATCATAGATTAGAGCTATCTGGAAAATATAGAGAAAACCCCGATGTAATTATTCCACAGATTATTAAAGAACTTGAAGAAAATAAAAACGTTATCTTAAAAATAAGATCTCTTTCTTGCGAGACGAGTGGATTTAGAAGATTAGTTACTCGTGCATTGCCTTTAGAAGACCAAAAGAGGCTCGAGAAGCTCTTAGAGGAACCAATGTCTACCTTTACTCAAGCATTGACCTCTCTAGGGATTGAGGTTCATTGCACAAGGTCTGTACCAGCCTTTGAGTACACCTTTACGAGATTAACTGATGCAACTAAAGACCTTATCTACTTCATGGAGCCAGACCCGAAAGGCCTTCCATGATCGCAATATTGGATGTATTTATAGGATGTTGTTTAATCTATACAACTGTGTTTGTAGTGGACTTAATTTACAATTATTTAAAGAATAAAAGAGATTAGATAAGATCTTATTAATAGAAGGTCGCTTAAAAGATTTTTTATATCCAAAATGAAACTAAAAAGATATAAAATCTACTTAATAAATTATTTATCTAAATCCCTTTTACTCTTGAGAATTGCGGAGATACATATTCCCATTACCTATTATAAAACATTCTTTCATCTAAAAACTATGATTTTCTTTGTGGATCAGTTTTTCTTAATCCGTATCGTCTCATGATGAATAAATAATCCTTAGATTAGTAAGAAGTCCCTTTTCGAATTGTAACTCATAATTTATAGGGATAATAGTTTTCATATCATCCTTCTTTGAAAACAGTGATCACAAAGACAAGATGCTAAAGTTCTTGCACCAATTGAATCATACGAAGAGTCATTAGAAATCTCTTCTTCGAATTTTATTATTTCCTCACAATGTTCACATTTGCATGTCCATTTGTTTTTAGTGTTTTCCTTCTTTAACTGTTTTTCCAGATCCTTTACAGCAACCCTTACATTCTCTGATACATCCATAGTAATGCCATTGGTGGTTATTACGAAACTCCCAGCTGCACAACTAATCTTGCCACTAGGAAGATGTGTAACACGCACGGCTGAACATCCGGCCAAGACGGAATCATCGTCCAGTTTGTAAATATCGATTTGTAAGTCTTCTTCTTTAATATATTTTAATTTTCTTTTAGAAGATGTCATTTTTTCTCCTTAAACCTGTTGAGTATTTCTCTTAATATCTGAATAGATTTATCAGGATCTAGATTTTCTGAATGATCTATTTGAGTATGTGCAATTTGCGTTGGAATATGAGTTACTTTAACTCCTATAGTTCTCGTTTCATCTTCGATACTAAAATAACATACCTCAAAGTCTTTAACATCGTTTTCAATCTGTTTTTCTAAATTACTTGAGAGTCCTTTTAATTCTTGTATAATTTGTTCTTCTGCAAGTAAGTTAATCCTTTTAATTTCTCTCGCTAAATCTTTAAATATCTGATCGGTTAATTTACTTGTTTGCAAATCTCTTTCCTCCGTAATACATTCTCTGGTCGCAAGATGTTCTGATTGTTTTGTATATTTTATAAAATGTTCATTCTTATATTTTGAATCTTCTATCATTATAGAATAATTCTCCGTGCTATATGTATCGGGCCAGTGTAATTGATCTACAACAATAGGTAAAAATAATTTACCATCAAACTCTAATGGTTCTATTTTTTCATTATGGAATATTAGAAATTCTCTCTTATATAAATTCTTATATGTTTCTTCTACTGCATTGTTTCTATGCATTAAGAATATTGGATAATTAATCCATCTATAGACTATAGTATCATATATATCAGGTATATCTATTGACCTTACAAAGGTTGTCATTAATTATTCCACCAATCATTAATTATTACAGAGTTCTCAGATATTTTATAAACACCATTATCTACTCGATCAATTTCTTTTTTATCTGTTAAATATTTTAGAGCTCTCCTAACTTGAACTTTACCTGCTTCAGAAGTCTTGCCCAAAGATCTATACAAACAAGCATTAGAAACAATTGATTGAGATAATTTTATATATTCTAAAATCTTATTTTGTAAATTCACTTTTTCCTCTTGCAGATCTTCTGCTATTAAAAATCTTCCAGACTCGTAATCGAATTCCATTCTGAAGGTTTCTGCATCTATGTCTTTTCCTTTCTTATCGAAGGTATATATTTCATCTTTTTTAGTTAGCATAAAGATTGCATCAACGGAAGCAGTCATTCCAATAGAACCATTAACATCTCGAATAGAATCACCAGTTGTTTCTTTCTTAAGATGATGAACTAGCAGAATAGATATCTCAAATTCTTCAGCTATTTCTTTCAATAAACTTATATCTCGATAATCTGTTTGATATGCATTAGCTGACTTACCTGTAGTGCCATTAGGACGAATCTTTTCAAAAGGATCTATAACAATAAATCTAATATGAGGATGAGATTCTAAATATTCTCGCAACCTGTTGAGTTCTCCTTGATCAAGAGAAGAACAATGAGTAATAACATCAAACATATTTTCATCAAAGTATAATGCTGGATTTAGTTTAGAGAATCTTGTCTTTAGTCTAGAAGCATTATCTTCTAAAGCATAAAATAAAACCCCTACTTTGTTTGTATCGAAAGTTTCGAATACTTTTTTACCCAAAAGGATATCAGTAATCCAGCCTTGAGCTATCCAACTTTTCCCAATCTTGGGATGGCCAAGAAGGATTGACACACCAACTCTTGGAAGTATCGAATCTATCAAAAAATCTGAATTTGCTACTTGATTCTTTGTAATAAAATTAAAATCAGTATACATACTAAATGTATTAGATATTTCTAATCTAATATTATTTATTAAATCTAATATTTTATTGTTTCTTTGTTCCTTTATTTTTATATCTTCTTTTTCAAGGTAATAATCATTAAAATCTTTACATGTAGGAGGATAGATTATATTTACTGATTTTCCGCTATCTTGGAGATATCTCTTTAAGCGACTAGCATGCTTCCTACCAGCCACATCAGCATCAGCTGCAATTATTACCTCTTTTACGACCTCTGGAAGGGCAATAGAGGTGGATGTGCCCAGAGATGCCAAGACAGACCGTTCCGGGCATCTGGTGGCCAAAAAAACGGCATCCTCCACACCCTCAGAGATGATCATCCTCTCCTGAAACTCACCAATCGCAAAATAGTTCCCCTTGATCTTCCCACGAGTAATCTTACTACGTTGATCCTTTGATATCCTATTGCCTTGATTATCAAGATAAATATTCTGTATTCCTACAAAATTATTCTCTTTGTCAACTATCTTCGAAAGCAAACAAGGCATTTTTTCCTTTAAAAAAGGATGAAACACAGATTTATTAAATCTTATACAAGAATTTATCTTGTCTATAATATTTTCAATAAATATACCTCGTGTATTTAAATAAATTTCACCAAGAGTTTCAGTTACATTAATACCATAATCCCAAATAGATTTAATATTATCTAATGTTTCTTGATCTTTTTTGAATAATTCTTTAGATAAATTATCTTCTACTACTTGTTTTTTTATTGGAGCATAAGGGACAGTAGTTAAGTTTTTCTTAAAATCTGATGAATCTATAGTAATATTACTATTAATAATATCAGTTACTGGTATATTAGATATATAAGTTACTTCATTAATATTAGTAATTTCTGTTACTAAGTTATTCTTTTTAGGGATATTAGTTACTGAAATAGTAGAGATTTCTGTTACTTCAGTAGTAGGAATATATGTTACATCAGTAGTAGAGATATTTGTTACTTCAGTAACAGATATATCAGTTACTGTATTATTAAGTAACTTATCTACTGATATATTAGTAACTGAGTTACTTGATAAGAGGGTATCAGAAAAAATATCTTCTTGCAAAGAGTTTTTTAATAAAATATTTTCTTCATTAGATTCAATATGATAATTATCTCTTAAAGCAAGAGAAGAAGAGTCTGTAACAGACCCTGTAACAGTAGCCGTAACACCGTCGTCTCTTTTTCTTGTAACAGAGTTGTAACTAAAATTAGGAGTTCCGTAACACGATTTGGGAGGGGTGTTACAGGAATCCGTAACAAGCAATCCTCGTTCACGTATCTCATAAATAAT